GCGGAGTATTTCTGATGCTTGAGCAACTCATCAGCCGGGTCTTCTACGCCCGCAACCTCGCCCACTTTGACCACTGGCGGACGAAGTCCTTCAGCCAGCACATGGCGCTGGGCACGTTCTACGATGAAATCATCGAGGCGCTCGACGCGCTGGTCGAGGCGCATCAGGGCCAGTATGGCCTGATCGGCAACATCCCCGCGCCGGGCGACACCACCGGTGACAGTCTGAAGATCCTCAAGGCCGACGCCGCGTGGATCGAGAAGAACCACGAGGAAATCTGCGGCGGCAACCGCGCGGTCGGCAACCTGATCGACACCGTCACGGGCATCTACCTCTCCACCATCTACAAGCTGGAGAACCTCAAGTGATCGACGACGTGAACCTCCGGCTGACCACGCACGAGGCCGTGTGCGCCGAGCGCTGGCGCGAGACCATCATGCGGATCAAGCGCCTCGAGGTGGTGATGATCGGCTGCGCGGGCGGCATCATTGTTCTGCTGTCCACAATCGCGTTCAAGGTGTCCTGACATGAGCTTCTGGGATCGTTTCGAAAGCACACGCGACGGCATCGAGGACACGGTCGAGTTCACGATCCGCATGGCTGTTGTCACGCTGGCCTGCGTCGTGCTGGTCGTCGTGGTCGCGCTGGTCATCGGCATGTTCGCGCCTAACAACGTGGTGGACAGCGACAAGGTCTTCGAGATCGTCGGCCCTGCCTTCAACATGGTCATCGGCGCGTTCGTCGGCCTGCTGGGCGGCCTGAGCCTCAACGCCAATGCGCGTGACGCGAAGCCGGAAGAGCCCGCCTCGGTTGAGCCTGCGCCGCTGCCTGAGCCGCCGGCACCGGTTGCTGTGGCCGACGATGACGACGACATGGCTCCGTGGGAGAAGTATCGCAACGACCTGCGTTACGACGCCAACGGTGACGGCGTGGTCGATGAGAGTGATTTTCCTGATTGGCGCAATCCGGGGGCGTAAGTGACTGGCAATCTCTCCACCGTTGAACTGATCGGCCAGCTCTGGCCCGTCGTTCTGGCGTTTATCTCGCTGACGATCATCCTTGCCAAGATGGACGTTCGCCTCGGCGTGGCCGAGGAGAAGATCAAGGCGTTGTTCGAGTTGTGGAACAAAGGCAAATGAGCCTCGCAAACCTTCAGCAGAAGATCGGTGTCACCGCCGACGGTGCGTTTGGCCCCGGCACGCTCAAGGCGGCCGCCGCCTACTACAAGCTGTCGCCCAACCGCGCCGCGCACTTCTTCGCCCAGACGGCGCACGAAACCGGCGGCTTCAAGGCGTTCAGTGAGAACCTGAGCTACGGCGCGAAGGGCCTGCGCGGCATCTTCGGGAAGTATTTCCCGACCGACGCCATGGCCAAAGCCTACGAGCGCCAGCCGCAGAAGATCGCCAACCGCGTCTACGGCGGCCGCATGGGCAACGGCGTCGAGGCCTCCGGGGACGGGTGGAAGTATCGCGGTCGCGGCGCGCTCCAGTTGACGGGCAAGGCGAACTATCAGGCCTTCTCCGACTACATCAAGCGGCCGGACGTGGTGACGAACCCCGATCTGGTCGCGGGCGAACTTTGCTTCGAGAGCGCCCTGTGGTTCTTCGACAAGAACAGGCTCTGGTCGATCTGCGATCAAGGCATCAACGACGCCGCCATCCTCGCGCTGACCAAGCGCATCAACGGCGGCACGCACGGCCTCGATGACCGCAAGCTGAAGACGAAGAAGTTTGCCGGGTGGGTGGCATGATCCCCAACCCGATCATGCTTTACGCGGCGGCAGGCGCTCTCCTCGTCGGTGCCGTCGCAGGATACAAAGTCCGCGACTGGCAGTGTGACGCGGCGTATGCAAAGGCTCTGGAAAAGGCGGGAAAGCAACGTGCTAAAGCCGACATCATCCTCGACAAAAAGGCCGCAGAATATGAAGAAACACGCGCCGCTGCCGATGTGCGCTCCGTCGAGCGGACTAACACCATTCGTGAGATTTACCACACGGTGCCTGCCGCTGCTGCCAGTTGCGCTCCTCCTGACGACGCTGTCCGGGTGCTCGTCGAAGTCATCGGTAATCCAGACACTGAAGCCGCCGCCGGCCAATCTGGCGAGCCCGTGTTCCCAGTTAAACAACCCGCCCAAGCCCTTCCTCGACCCAGCCCGGCTGCTGTGGGAAAAAGACCTGATCGAGCGGAGGAATGACTGCGCGGAGAAACACCGGCTGACCATCGAGGCGTGGCGCGAAGCTAGTCAATTGCCGCAAAAGTGATATAAGGACATCCCATGGCCACAACGATGACCTTCACGACGCTCCAGCAGGACGTGCGGCGCTATCTCGAGCGCGGCACGACCTACGCGTCTGACCCCGTCGTCTTCGAGCAAATCCCGCGCCTGATCAATCTGGCCGAGCGGCGCATCGCGCGCGAGCTCAAGATCCAAGGCTTCATCAACGTCGTCAGCGGCACGCTGCAGGCCGGCGTGGCTGTGTACGACAAGCCCGACCGCTGGCGCGACACGGTGAGCATCAACATCGGCACCGGCACGAACAACAACACCCGCAAGGTGCTGTTTTCCCGCGCCTACGAGTACATGCTCAGCTACTGGCCGGATCGCACCGCAACCGCGCAGCCGATCTTCTACAGCGACTACGACTACAGCCACTGGCTGATCTCGCCAACGCCCGACGCGGCCTATCCGTTCGAGGTGCTGTACTACGAACTGCCGCCGCTGCTGGACGACGCCGTGCAGACCAACTGGCTGAGTGAGTACGCGCCGCAGCTCCTGCTGTACGGCACGCTGCTCGAGGCCACGCCGTTCCTGAAGAACGACGAGCGCATCCCCGTCTGGCAGAACATGTATGATCGCGCGGCCGCGATGCTTAACGGCGAGGATCTCGCCAAAATCCTTGACCGCGCGGCGGTTCGGAAAGAGGCATAATGACGAACACCTACACCCAGATCTTCGGCGGCACGACCATCTACCCCTCGGATGTGTCGTATCTGGCGCTCGCGCTGACGGCCGACACGGCGCTGGACTGGCCGATGGAGAGCAACACGCTTCTGCGGCCGGCGGCGCGCATCATCGACGTGACGCCCACTGGCGCGTACGCGATCAACCTGCCGCCGGCCGACGAGACGGGCAGCGGCCAGACGATCCTCTTCAACAACCTCGGCCCGTCCACCATCACCGTCAAGAACAGCGTGGGCGGCACGCTCCTATCCATCGGGCAGGGCGAGCAGTGGCAAATCTACCTGACCGACAACACCACCGCCGCCGGCACGTGGCGCACGTTCCGTTACGGCGCGTCCACGGCACAGGCGCAGGCCTCGGCGCTGGCCGGCTTCGGCCTGACGGCTACCGGCTCGACGCTGTCGCAGTCCACGCCCGTCACGCTCTTCAACAGCAACTACACTGCCGGCGTGCCCGATCGCGCCAAGATGCTCGTCTGGACGGGCGGCCTCGGCACGCTGACGTTGCCCACCGCGTCCTCGGTCGGCGCTGACTGGTTCATCGCCGTCCGCAACGGTGGCGCGGGCAACCTCGTCATCGACCCGCAGGGCCTTGAGACGATTAACGGTGCGGCGTCCCTGACGCTTGTGCCCGGCGACAGCGCCACGGCGGTCACGGACGGCACCAGTTGGTACACGCTGGGCCTCGGCCAGAGCGCGGTGTTCGCCTTCGACTACACGTCGATCAACCTCGGGGGCCTGAGCGGCAACTACACCCTGTCGGGCGCGGAGCTGAACCGCATCGCCTACGAGTTTACGGGCGCGATTGTCGGCAACATCGACATCATCGTGCCGAAGACCACCCAGCAATACTGGGTGTCGAACAACACGACGGGCGGCTCCTTCACGTTGCGCGTCAGGACGAACACGCAGTCGCCCGGCATCTTTGTCGCTCGCGGCAGCCGCGCCATCCTGTACTGCGACGGTAACAACGTCGTGAACGCCGAAACGGCGGGTATCGCTGTGCCGATCGCCGTTGGCGACGGGGGCACCGGCTCCACCACGGCGGGCGGCGCGCTGATCAATCTGGGCGGCACCACGGTGGGCATCGGCGTGTTCACCGCCGCGACACAGAACGATGCGTGGACGGCTCTGGGTGTGGCTCCGGCAGGCACCGTCAACGGCGGCACCTTCTAAATGCCCGTCGTCCAGATACGTTCGCAGCCGGGCATCAAGCGCGACGGCACGAAGTTCGAGGGCGATAACTACGTCGATGGGCAGTGGGTGCGCTTTCAGCGCGGCCTGCCGCGTAAGATCGGCGGCTATCGCGCGATCAGCAAGTATCTGCGCGAGGTCAGCCGCGCGCTGCACGAGTTCACTCAGAACAGCCTGACGTACGTCCACAGCGGCTCGGCCAACCTCGTCGAGCGCTTTTATATCGACAACGGCTTCAACACGTCCGTCATCACCAACCGGACGCCGGCAACGCTGGCGGCTGATCCGAACAATATGTGGCAATTCGACGCCATCGCCGCGCCGGGCCTTGGTGGCCTGCAGCTTGTCGCGCAGGTCGCACCGAACCTCGAGTGCATCTGCAATGCGGACGGCGGCCAGCTTTTCTTCGGGGATCTGTTCGGCACCGCGCCGCTGCAGCCGATCACCAACCTGCCGGTCGGCTACAGCGCCACCGGGGGCGTTGCTGTCTTCCACCCCTACACGTTCATCTTCGGCAACGACGGCTACGTGGCGTTCTCGGTGGCGGGCGATCCCACGGACTACACCAGCCTCGGCTCCGGCGCGGCGAACATCGCCTCGCAGAAGATCGTGCGCGGCATCGCCCTGCGCGGCGGGCCGGGCAACTCCCCGTCCGGCCTGTTCTGGTCGGCTGACGCGCTGGTGCGCGCCTCGTTCGTGGGCGGCGCGCCTGTGTTCCAGTTCGACACGATCAGCACGCAAACCTCAATCCTCGGCGCGAACACCGTCATCGAGTACGACGGCATCTTCTACTGGTGCGGCACCGACCGCTTCCTGATGTTCAACGGCGTCGTGCGCGAGGTGCCGAACAACCTCAACCTGAACTACTTCTTCGAGGGCCTCAACCAGTCGCAGCGCCAGAAGGTGTTTGCGATGAAGGTGCCGCGCTACGGCGAGATCTGGTGGTGCTACCCGCGCGGCGAGGCGATCGAGCCGTCGCACGCCGTCATTTACAACGTGCGCGAGAATACGTGGTACGACTGTGAGTTGCCCAACAGCGGCCGCAGCGCAGCCGTGTCCCCCACGGTCTTCCCCAAGCCGCTGATGACGGGCGTGGTGCCGACTGCAGCGGCAGAAGAAATCCGCGTCACCGAGGCCAGCGACACGCGCATCACGGAGACGGGTGGAGACGTGCGCGTCACGGAAGACAGCGGCGATGATCAGTATCGCCTGTGGGTGCATGAGGTGGGCGTGGACGATATCGACGGCCTGAACATCCAGCCCGTGCTGAGCTTCTTCGAGACGGCTGACATGTCGCTGCCGGTGACGAGCCAAGAGAACAAGGCGCTGCAGGTGCTGATGGTCGAGCCCGACTTCGTGCAGAGCGGCGACATGACCATGCAGGTGACCGGCCGCGCCAACGCGCGATCGCCCGAGGTGACAACGGAGCCGCACACCATCTACGAGACGCCGCCGACGCCGCAGGATCAGGTCGTGTACTTCAAGACGCAGCGCCGCGAGCTCCGCTTCCGCTTCGAGAGCAACGCCATCGGCGGCGACTATCAGATGGGCTTGGTGCTGGCGCATGTGCAGTCCGGCGACGGCACGGTGATCGGGTGATCGACCCTCACGGCATGACGTTGATTGATTGGGCCGATAGCGTTATACTGTCGGTTGGTGATGCGTGGTCGTTTGGTCGGCTTGACGACGAGAACGAATGGCAAGATTGGGCCACGGGCTTTTTGAAGGCGTCGCCGTTTTCAACACGCGCCGCGCCAGATCCGTACCAATTCGATGACTGGCGCGAGTGGGCGATGCGGGTCTACCCGATGCTTGAGGGACAGGGCTAATGCGGTACGGCGAAGACAACTACGAGAACGACTTCCTCGGCTTGGAGCCGTTCATGCCGATGGCACAGCCTATGATGCAGCCGATGGCACAGCCGATGGCGCAGCCGATGGCGCAGCCGGGCATACCCGAGATGACGCCTGAGTTCCTGCGGCAACTGCAGCAGGGCGCAGCGGCTGTCGGCAACGCCGCGCAGTCTGGCGGCCTCTCCGCCCTTTTTGCACCCGGCACGCTCAGCCCCCTCGACCCGCTGTACGACTACGCCAAGACCGCGCCGATCCTGTCGCTGAAGGGCAACAAGGAGTACGAGAACCTCAACTTCCAAGCGCTGCCCGACACGAACTATCAACTGACTGTTGGTGGCCAAGTTGTTGGATCGGCGTCGAACCCGCAAGAGGTGGCCGCACTGGTCAATCAGGCCAACGCCATCTCGGAAAGCGGCGGCGCTAAAGTTGACGTTCGCCTCCAGAAGGAAGTGCAGGCGGCAACGCCCACGGGCGCGCCGATCACGGCCTTTGAGGACGTGTACGCCAACAGGGAAAACAACACAGGGGCGCTTAGTACTCTCATACCGTTGGCGCTGACAGCTATGGGTGTTGGCGCGCTTGGCCCCCTCATTCAAGCCGGCGCAGCGGGCACTGCCGCAGCAGGCAAGGCAACAGCCCTCGGCATGGGGCTTGGCGGCGGGGCCGGCCAGTTTGCCGGCCAACTCGGAACCGGAGCGTCTGTAGAGGACGCTTTGAAGAAAGCGGCCCTAACCGCTGCGGCGATTTACGGTATGCAAGCCACTGGGGTGAACGACGCCATAGGCTCTGCACTCTCTGGAAAGAGCGCTGCCGCAAGTAAACTAGGGGGTTTTACCCCCGTTCCCGGCGCGGGCGGCATGACCCGCATTCCGGTGGACGCTTTTTCTGGTCTTGCCCAGACCCCCCTCCCGGTGAACGCTTTTTCTGGTCTTGCCCAAAGCGCTACAGCACCGATTATTGTCACCGCAGCGAAGAACGCTATTTCTCCCGTGCTTTCTGGTATTGGCGGTGCTGCTGCAGCGGGTGGCTTCGATCAGTTTCTAAGCGACAACGCCGGCATGGTTGGCGATGGAACGACTGCGCCGGAACCGGCTGCAGCGGAAGAACCGGGGATTGTCGTCACGAGTAGGCCGTACCCAAATGTCGATCTGACTGGCGGTCTCGCTTCAGTACCTGTTTCCACTTTGCTTAACCTCGGTATCAACACCCCGACTGACGTGAGACTTGACGATACCGAAATTGATGTTGAGGGAAGGCGTATCCGCCCCGGCCGCGTCAGCGATGTTATTCCGGCCGCCACTGGTGCGCTTAATCTCGGCACGCCGCCTATCGACATAAGCCTGCCCGGTGGAGATGGAGAGCTCATCGACGTTGCAGGCAATCGCATCCGCCCGACCCGCCTGCCTGACGAAATTACGACGAGCCTGCTCAGCGAGCTACCCGGCACGAAGCCGACCGTGTACGACCCTAATCAGATCGTCGTCACAGGCCAGAGGGAAGTCCCGGCGACCAAAGATCCCGAAGACCTACTCGCGCCCGTAGCGTCTGCGTCCGCAGTGTCTAATATACTCAGTCAACAGGGCAAGTCCCTCGAGCAGGAGCAGGCTGAGAAGGGCGACAAGAAGGGCATGAGCACCTTCGGCAAGATCACGGGCGGTCTCGCCATCCTCGACGCGCTGGGCAACCTTCTGGGCGGCGGTGGCGGGGGTGGCGCTGGTGCCGGCGGAGCGACTGGCCTCGACGCGCTCGCCCCGACCTTCCGCGCGCAACTGCCCACGCCGCGCGGCCAGTTCACGCCGCAGGCCCTCGGTCAGCGCCCGCCCGGCGAGGCCGGCCGCCCGGACATCGACTACGCGCGCTACGGCTACGGCCCGGCGCGCTCGTTCTTCAACTACGTCCCCGAGACGCAGGCCGAGCGCGACGCCTTCGCCGCAACCGCCGCTGCACCCGCCGCACCGCGCGTGGGCGTCGGCACCGTCATGCCGCAGGCGCTCCCCGGTGCCGCCGCAGCCCCGACTGGCGCGACGGACTCCGTCTTGCGCGCCGGCTTCGAAAAGCTGCGCGCCGCCGTGCCGGGTGCGTCTGACGCCGAACTGGTTGCGTTCCTCGGCACGCCCGAGGGACAGCAGGAACTCGCCATGATCTTCGAGGGTCTGGGCGCGACGCGGCGCGCCAAGGGCGGCAGCATGGGCGGCAAGGGCCGGAGCCGTGAGAGCTTCGCGGTGAACGGCGCAGGCACCGGCCGCAGCGACGAGATCCCGGCATTGCTCAGCGATGGCGAATATGTCATCGACGCCGAGACCGTGGCGCTGCTCGGCGATGGATCTGGCAAGGCCGGTGCCCAGCGCCTCGACGAGTTCCGCGCCAAAATTCGCAAACACAAGGGCCGCAACTTGGCCAAGGGCAAGTTTAGTGTTAATGCTAAGCGGCCCGAGCGTTACCTCTCAGGGGGATTGGTTTAATGGGTTTTCTGGACTTCCTGACTGAAGGCAAGGCACCGCAGGCCGTGCCCGTCTCCTCGACGGAGCAGTCGGTGCTGCCTGACTGGTACACGAACTATGCGATGGACATCCTGTCCAATCAGCAGGCACTCGCCAACCGCGCCTTCCCGCTGTACCAAGGGCCGCGCATCGCCGACTTCACGGCGCTGCAGCAGAAGGCCTTCGAGCAGACGCCGCAGGCGGCGCAGGCCTACGAGCCGTATATGGCGCAGGCCGGACGCAGCGCCGCCGATGTCACGCAGCAGTTCATGAACCCGTACACCGATCAGGTCGTCAGCCGCATCGGTGAGATGGGCACGCGCGCCCTCAAGGAGCAGATCCTGCCCGGCATCGAGGGCGAGATGATCCGCGCCGGCCAGTTCGGCGGCACGCGGCAGGCGGAGCTGACGGGCCGCGCCATCCGCGACGCCACCGAGGGCATCTCGGCGCAGCAGGCGCAGGCGCTGGAGCGCGGCTACGCGCAGTCGCTGGGCGCTGCCCAGCGGGAGCAGGAGCGGCAGGGCGGACTAGCGCAGCAGGCGCAGCAGCTCGGCCTGACGGGCGTCGGGGCGCTGCAGACGGCGGGTGGCCTCCAGCAGGGCCAGACGCAGCGCAACCTTGACCTCGCGAGCGCCGACTTCGAGCGGCAGTTCGCCTACCCGCAGGAGCAGGTCAAGGGCATGATCGGCGCGCTGCAGGGCGTTGGCCCGGCGGTGCCGAAGGGCGCAACCAAGGTCGGCACGGAAGTGCCGGGCGCGATGAGCCCGTCGCTGCTGGCCTCGCTCGGATCGACGTTCGCGACGATCAAGGGCTTTGAAAACCTGTTCGGGGGTGGCTGATGGACGAAGACGAAGATATCGGCGGCCTCGGTTCGGCCGTGACCGGCGAGGGCATCAATGCTCTGATGACGCCCGGTCTGTCGTCGGCCGACGCGCGGGCTGCCTTCAGCAAGGCACAGGGTGCCGTTGAGAAGCAGATCAGCGCGAACTTGGGGCTGCTGAACGCGGCGCAGGATCGCCTTCGCGCGAAGCGCGTGGGGCCGTCTGACGCCGAAAAGTATTTTGCGATTGCGGCGGCTCTGGGCCAGCCGACACGCACCGGCTCGTTCGGCGAAACCGTGGGCAATCTCGGCACGCTGCTGGGCAAGTACTCAGGCGCGAAGCGCGAGGCCGAAAGCGAGCGCGAGTCGCTACTCGAAAAGTTAGGCATGCAGACCGGCACCGAGCAGTTGCGTCTCCTGACGTCTAACGCCGCCGGCGCAGGCCAGCTAATGCGCGCTGCGGCAACTGCCGAGGCGGCTGCGAAGAAGGCAGAACGGCCGATCTTCCGGGGCACGGAAACCCTCAAGGACGGGATGATTGTCGCCATCTATGAAAACCCGCTCACGGGCGCGCTGACGAAGCAGCCTGTCGGCCAAGGCGAGCAAAAATTGACGCCCACAAAACTGCTTAGCGGCGGTGAACCCGTCTTTCAAGCGGGCAACAGAATGGTGCTGGCAGACGGCACTCCCGTCGATAAGATTGACAAGCCGGAGCGCAAGCTGTCGGCCACGGAAATCGGCCTTGTTGACGAGACGACCAAGCGCATCAACGCTGGTAAGGAAGGCCTTATCAGCCTGAACCGCGCCATCGAGCTGAACCCAACCGCGTTGGAGGGCAGCCTCACGGGCCTCCGTAAGTCGGTGGGTGCCCTATTCAGCAGCGACGATCCGACTTACGTGGCCACCGAAGAGCTGGATAAGACGGTTATCGGCTCGGCCTTGACCCAGATGAAGGCCATCTTTGGGGGTAACCCGACCGAGGGCGAACGTAAGATCCTACTCGACATGCAAGGATCGAGCAATCAGCCCCGCGCCGTCCGTGAACGCATTTTCGAGAGCGCCAGAGCTGCTGTGCAGCGGCGCATGGAAGCCGATGCAAAAATGCTGACCGACATTCGCTCCGGTAGCTTTGGCCGCGTTCAGCCGGCAGCGCCCTCCGCTCCGAGCAAGCCCGGCAAACCGCGCATCTTGAACTGGAACTGAGCCCATGCCGAGAGACGTGAAGGTGACGCTGAGCAACGGCGAGGTACTTCAGTACAACGGCGTGCCTGACGACGTGACGCCGGATCAGATCACTCAACGCGCCCAGAAAGAGGGCGGCGCAGACGTGGTCGAAATCGACGGCGGTGCGAAGGCTGCAGCGCCCGCTGCAGCCGCCGCACCTGTCGCTGACGGCCGCAAGGCGTTCGAGAGCGAGCTCGGGGAATACTACAAGGGGCTGAAGGGCGCGCCGCTCGATCCCGGCCGGTTGACGCAGCTCGGGGAAAAGTACCTCGGCGGTGCGCCCAGCAACATCCCCGAGATCGAAGAGTTCTATAAAAAGTACGGCACGCTCAACCCGCGCCTGCGCGACATGGCCCCCGAAGCTCCCCCCACGCCGGCTCCCAAGCCGGAGGACATCGTCACGACCGTGCCGCGCGCCGGTGAAGGCATGCAGATGGCCCGCGCGTTCGGCAAGGGGCTCCTGTCTAACTTCGCAGACGAGGCGGAGGCGGCAACCCGCATGCTGCTTTCCGGTGAGATCAGCAGCGACGAATATTACCGCATCAAGGATCAGATCAACGCCGACTACAACGCGTTTGCCAAAGCCAATCCGGGCCTCGCACTTAGTGGAGAGTTGACCGGCGGCGTGGCGCAGATGTTCATTCCGGGCGTCGGCATCGCGGGCAAAGCCTTTCAAGGGGCGAGTGGCTTGGGCCGCGCCATGCTTACGGGCGGTGCCAGCGGCATGATCTCCGGTGCCGGTGAGGCTGACACGCCGTCCGACATCATCCCGTCGATGCTCGAGCAGGGCGCGGAAGGTGCCGTCGCCGGGGGCATCCTTGGTAAGGCAACCGAACTGGGCGGTCGCGCCGCTATCCCCCTTGTTGCGAGGCTGCGCGGGCAGGATCTGCCGCCGGCTGAGCAGCGTCGTGCGGCTGAGATGCTCTACCGCGCCACGGAGGGCGGCGCATCGCCGGAGCGCGGCATCAACTTGACCAGCCTCGCGCGGCGCTACGACGTACCCACGCCACTGGGCATGGCCACGCCGGAACTGGCAGCCCTGTCGAAAGTCGTCATGGCTCGTGCGCCGCTGGGGGAGCGCACACTCGCCACGAAGCTCGTCAAGACGCAAGAGCCGGAGGCTGTCAGCGGCCGCGTCCAAAGCCAGATCGAGCGCGCGTTTCCGGGCGCTAAAGACTTCGGTGAAGCGGAAGAGCTTTACACGCGGACATTGCGCGATAACGCCAACACTCGGTACGACGCAGCCTACGCCGCCGCGCCGGAGATCCGCGATCCGGCCATTCGTGATGTGCTGTCGAACCCTGACATAAAATCTGCCTACAAAGACGCGCTTGACGTGTCACGCAATCAAATGGATGCGGCGCGCCTTCGCGGTGAAGATCCCTCGCGATACGCGATGAAAGAGTTCATGGATCCTGTGCTGGACGCGCAGGGCAACCTAGTGGGCCTCACGCCCAGCGGCACGATGGTGCCCGACTTGCGCTCGCTGGACATGATCAAGCGCTCGCTCGATGCCAAGATTACCGCGCTCTATAAAGGCGGGGAAGGCACTAAGGCGGAGGGCCTCAAGGAGTTGCGTAACGACTTCGTCAAGCGCCTCGATATGATCGGGCCGGCTGAGTACAAGGCGGCCCGCGCGCAATTCGCCGGTGACATGGAGGTGCGGGACGCCCTCCAGTACGGGCGGGATCTCGTTGGGAAGACCGTGCCGGTCGCGCAGGTCAGGAAGTTCATGTCGGAACTAAGCTCCGACGCCGAGCGCGACGCACTCAAGAATGGTGTGTTTGAAGGGCTCATTGCCCCTCTTCAAACGACCACGACAAGCCGGAACTTTGCGCGCGAGATCGTCCGCAACGAGCGGAAGATGGACAAGCTGCAGGCAGTTATGTCGCCGGCCGAGTTCAAGTTTCTGTCCAAGGCTCTGGAGAAGGAGCGGCAGTTGTTCGAGCGCGTCGCCACCGCGCGTGGTGGATCGCAGACGGTGCCGCTGGCCGAGTCCGTGCGCCAGTTCGACGAGATCATGGCAGGCGGCAACATCGATGAGGCTATCAACTTCCTCGCAGCCGGGCCGCAGGGCAAGATGATCGCGCTGGCCAAGTTCGTGAACAAGTTTAACCCGCAGCGTGAGTTCGGCGAGAAGGTCTACACGGAGCTGAGCCGGGCGCTGAGCGCCGACACGCCCGACAAGCTGCGTGACGTGCTGAGCATGCTCCGCAACTCCAAGAGCTACGCCCAGAGCGCTCTGGCGGTCGGCAAGATGGCCACGGGTGAAGTCGCGGCGGTGACGGGTAACGTCGCGCCGTCTCTGGTCGAAGACCGGGGCATCAACCCGCCGCCGCAGCCAAAGATTGGCGCACCTGACGCGGAGAGCACCGCAGAGACCATCCGCAAGGCAAACGAGGCGCTGTACGGTGCAGAAGAAAGCCCCGGACTTGCGGCCGTTCCGGCGGGGGTAGCCGAAGCAGGCGAAGTCCCTTTCGGTAATTCGCTGGGCGATCGGAACATGAACCGAGGCAACTTGCGCGACTTCCCATGGGTGCGCAAACAGCCCGGCTATGTCGGCCCCGGCGAGGGCGGCTTCGCTCAGTTTGAGAGCGTCGAGGCCGGCGACGCCGCGCAGCGCAAGCTCGTCGAGAACAAGTTCAGCGGCGGTGCGCGCACTGTGGCCAGCCTGATCGACGCCTACCTCGGCGGTGACCCTGCCAACAAGCCGGCCGAGATCCGCAACTACAAGAAGTACGTCGCCGGGCAGTTGGGTTTATCGCCCTCCGATGCTATAACGGCGGAAATGATCCCGTTGGTGAGCCAAGCCATGATCGAGTACGAGACGGGAGCCACCCGCTGATGCGCTCCACCGACTTCCCCTTTGCCGTGACGCCCCAGCGCTTGCAGCGCGGCGGCGAGTTCAGTGTGGACTACAGCGCGCCCAGCGCAGCACTTGCGGCTGTCAGAGCCAACGATGGCCAACAGTTTGGCGGGATCAGCGCTCGGGATGTGTCGGTGCGCGATCAGATCAAGGACAAGCTGGCGGGCATAGTCGGCCGGCGCAACGCCGACAAGTTGATGGGCGTCGGAGAACTCCTCGGTGCAGACGCGCCGCTCATGCTCGACGAGGCTCGTCTTGCGTATCGCGAAGGTCGGCCGGGCGAGGCGGCGGCCACCGCTGCGCTGGCGGCGTTGCCCCTTCCGGGCGCGGTCAAGAAAGGCATTAAGACAGCAGCGAAGGGCGCAGCGAAAGCCACGAAGGCTGCCGAAAAGTCACTGGCGGTTAAACCCACCCAGAGGGCCGCCGCGCAGCCTAAACCTGCTTCAGTAAAAGACATCAGGCCGTCAACGGATGATGTCTACAAGGTGATGGAAGCGAACACGACCGCCGGTAGGGTAATCGGCGACAAAATGATGCCAATCAGCAAACTGACTGGTGGCGTCACTGCGGCGGCTGATGACGCTCGGCGCGTCGATCAGCTTGTCGAGGCGATGTCTTCGCCCGAGGGATATGTTTCTAGGCTTATTGTTGACGATGCCGGGAACGTAATTGAAGGGCAGCATAGGCTTGAAGCCCTTCGTAGGATGGGCGTTTCTGAAGTCCCGGTTACCCAGTACGTTGACCTCGAACGCGCCGTTCCGTTTTCCGTAATGCGTGACGCGGCGGCAGCCCAGAACATTCACCCAGATCAAGCCAATCAAATCGCCAAACAACTCGCTGAAATATACGCGGACGAGGGCGGCAACATGGCGGAAGTCCTTCAGTACAGCGCCCCGAAAGGCTTTGAGAAGGCGTGGGAGGCAGCGATCAACGCGATGCCCTTTGCCGCCAAAAAGACAGCGCCACCGAAGGCAGCGCGCACTAAATACCAAGCCGTCGAACCCGTTGCCACACCGCACCCAGAATTAGCCGACGTGCAGTTTCCGCAAGGTGCGGGGTTGGGTGGGTCGTTCGCGATTATCAACCGCGTGCCCATCGTTGGCCGTCGCCCGTTCATGGCGCAAAGCAGCAAAGGATACTCAGGTTTGGCAGGCAGTGTCCCTGCCAATCGCGTTACCGCTGACATCCAAAACGTCGTCAACATGCGCCCCGAGGTCGTAATATCGCCCGAGGAGATAGCCAAAAAGTACGGTTCCGGCATACCTCTGATCGGTGACAAGCTAATTGCCGGCACCGCTTTACGACGTGTTAATGATCGCGCCCAAGTGGGTGAGACTTTGTCGATGGGCGGCCCCGGCTATTCGCGTATCGCCGAAGCCCTCGGCGGGTTGGAGGCGTGGAAGAGCTCTCCGGCCGTTATCGGCGGTCTTGAAACCATGCGAAAGAGCGGCGAAGACCTGTACAGGAAGCCGGTGGCTGGCATCTACACCACGATGGGGGCTACTGGCCTCGATCAGTCTACCTCGATGATGGATTTGCTCGGCAGGCAGTTGGCCGCTGGCGGTGTCCGCGAGGCTGATCTTTTGGATTTTGACACGGCTGTCAAAGGTATCCTCGGGAAGGATGCTGCTGAAAATTTCATCGGGTTTGCCAAAGACCCGATGGCAGCCGCAGCGCAACTGAACGACATTTCGAAAGTTAGGATGCCGCAGCGTACTGCCATTCAGAAATTGCTCGACCAAGCATCGGCGCTCGAAAAAGGCTTCCCCGACATCGGCTCAAACCGTGTCGCTCTGTCTGTGCCAGAATTGCTGTATGCCCCCGAAGGTACGTCAGGCCGCGCCATAATGGGCCTCACCCCTTCCGGTACGGCAAGCGGGCGTAACTCAGTCCCCGTTGTGCACCCTAACTACCCGGCAACACTATCCGGGTTTTACGAAGGGCGCACGGAGTTTGGCGTACCGCGCGAATTGATGTTCTCTAGCTACTACAACGCTATGCAAAAGCTCGCCGACAAGGGATACACCCCTACGCAAATCCAAGCGTATCTGTTTCAACGCACCCCAGTAGAGGCCAAAGAGGCTTTCGGGTCAGACCCCCGCATCCAACAATTCGACCAAGAGTGGGTGGACAACATGTCGAAATACATCGAGGACATTAGGAAGTACGGCGAGGAACCTTACGCTCAAGGCGGTCTTGCCGTTCGGCGTCGTCAAGCACCTTTTGCGGTACGTCAATCCCCTCGTCCTCGCAAAAGCCGCAAGGCATAGTCCACGGCATGTCGTGGGGGCACGCCTCTAGGTCTACCTTCTTCATCACTTGCTCCTCTCAATGATCCGCTGGCCGAAGAAGACGATCTTCTCGCCGTCATACACCGCGCTGTCCTGACCCGGCTTGCCCCGGCCCTGCCGCAGCGCCGCGACGCGCCACGCCGCCTTGAAGGCGTTGGCCACGTCGTACTCCATGTTCAGCGCCTCGATGATGTCGTTGCACTCGGCCGTGTACGCTTCGCCGCCGGATGTCGGCCGTGCCACCTGCACTTTGTAATAGTCGCTGCTACCGCCTGTCAGCACTGCGCTTCTCCTTCATTGCTTTTAGCAGGATCTCCTGCACACTCTTCTTGCCGCTCAGGCGTTCGAGGATCATGGCGTCGACCGTGTTCCGCGCCATGATAAAGTGTAGTAACACCGGACGGTTCAGGCCGGCCTGCTTCTGCCGCATCGGCCCGATACGCTCAATGATCTGCATGTGCTCCTCGAGGTTCCAGCTCAGTGAGAAGAACGCGAGGATGTTACCGCCCTCGGCGAGGTTAAGCCCGTGCCCCGCCGACGCAGGGTGAGCGAAAAGTAGTGGCACCCGGCCGGCGTTCCAGTCCCGGATGACGTCAGATTTAGCATCCAGCACCCGACCGTGAGGGTAGCGCTTCTGTAGGCGGGCCAAGTCACTCTTGAAATGGTAGGCCACCAAGACGGGCGCGCCGTTAGCCTCCTCGATAACGCTGTCCAGAGCCTCGAGCTTCGCATCGTGCACAGCCTCCCACGTGCCGCTGCCGTCAGTGTAAGCAGCCCCATTTGCCAGTTGCAAGCACTTCATCGTCTTGGCGGCCGCGCTGACCGCCTCGATGTCGGAGCCCTCCAGCTCGGCGAACATGTGCTTTTCCATGTCGTCGTACATGCGCCGCGCCTTGACAGGCAAGTTGACGTACAGCTTGTTGCGGATCGGCTCGTCAACCGGCAGAGCGTCAACGGTCAGACAGATGTCGCGCAGCCTGCTCTCGATCTCGGCTTGCGCGTTCTCCTTGGGCTTCTTGCTGAAGCCGTCGTAGCCCGTCTCGAACCAGCGGTCGCTGAAGGCGCTGTACGTGCGGCCAAGGCGCTCGCCCTTGTCGATGAACCAGACCTGTCCCCACAGATCTTGCAGGCCGTTGGGCGAAGGTGTGCCAGTCAGGCCGATGAAGCGCGACACCTTGCCGTGCGCCACGCTGCCCAGCGCCGCGGCGCGCTTGCTGCCCTGCCGCAGGCGGAAGCTCTTCAGGCGTGTGAACTCATCCGCCACGACCGTCTTGAACGGCCAGCGGTTACCCAGCGCCTCGCGAAGCCAGACGAGGTTGTCAAAGTTCATCGTGTAGATATCGGCGGGAGTGTCAAGCGCCGCTTGACGCTCTGCTGCGCTGCCGCATATGACCGACACGCGCAGGTGCTCAAGGTGTTGCCACTTAGCGATCTCGTCCGGCCACGTCGTCTTAGCCACGCGCAGGGGTGCCAGCACCAGCACCGGGTACACGTCCTCGATCAGCGACAGGTTGTCGAGCGCTGTCAGCGTCGTCACCGTCTTGCCGCCGCCCATGGGCATCCACAGGGCGCAGCGCGGCTTGTCGTACAGCCACTGCATGGCCGGGCGCTGATAGTCGTGCGGCTTGAACTCAACCATGTCGCACCTCGGCCACGACGCGGTCGATGTCCTCGACGCTCGACACGGTGTACACAGGCACACCGGCATCGCGCATGCGCGTAATCTCACGCCCCTGCAGTTTGCTGAAGCGGTCGCCGGGTGCCTTGACCTCGATGAACGCGGCGCGCGGCCACTCCCACCAGACGTAGCAGTCAGGGCAGCCGCTGCGCCCCTCCCAACGCACCTTGCGGTACTGGCCGCCGCTGTGGTTCACGACGCGCTTTAGATAGTCCTGCAGCTTGCCTGCGGGCGTCATGGCGCGAGCCTTCGGCCGGCGCTCCAGTTAGCAGATATGCGAACTTCGTTGTTCGGCACGCACCAGACTTCGCCGCTGGCGTCGAGCGCCACGACCCAGAGCAGGTCGTGTTCGATGCCGTAGTCAATGACGGCGAAGGCGAGGCCGTCGCCCTTGCTCGTTGTCATCGGGATCGTCGGGTTGAGCTGCGTGAACATGGCTCAGTCCTTCCTATACCGGTGCGTCTCGAAGCCGGCCGCGGCGAGCGGCAGGCCCAGTGTCCAGCCCGGATTGTGCGACATGATGGCCGACAGGCCATCGGCGCTATATTCGTCGATGTCGGGCACCTCGGCAATGATCTCGTCGTGTACGTGCAGGCAGACGCGGTAGCCGGCCGCCTCGGCGCGCAGCAGCCCAGAGGCCAGCACGTCGCGCGCCACGGCCTGCACGATATTCTCGCAGATCTTGCCGCCGTACGTCTCGATGCGCTCCCAATTCTTGGTGAACTGGTTCGTGCCGTCGTAGACGATGCGGCCATTCTCCATGGCGGCGTTCGGGTAGCACAGCCACCGTCCGCTGGGCAGCTTGACGCGCAGCCACGTGTCCTTAAAGATGACGCTCAGCAGCCCCACCTTGTGGATCTTGCCCTCGTCCAGAAGCGCGCCGTCGCAGGCGCCCTCGAGCGCATACCAGAACGACCTGACCGCCGGGTGCGCCTTGCGCCACGCCGTCACGAGCTCCTGCACGCGCTCGTCGGGCAGGCTGACGCCATACGCCGACGCCATCGTGTTGAACGCGCCCAGACCGCCTTGATAGCCTAGCGCCAGCTCCATTACCTTGCCGATCTGGCGCTCGTCCTTGCTGACGCGCTCGGGCGGCACATTAAACGAGCGGGCATACGCCAGCTTGTACAGGTCGTGGCCGATGCCCTTGTCGAAGTCGGCAAACGCGCTGATCTTCCATTTCTCGTTCGCAAGCCACGCCAACACGCGCCCTTCGATATTTGATAGGTCGGCGATGACCAGTTTCTTGCCGTCCTCTGCCACCAGCGCGCCGCGCACGGCGCTGCTGCACAGCTCCGACACGTTGCTGAAGAGCAGGTCTTCGGCGTCGGCCTTCATCGCCGCGATGCCCATGTCGATCTGCTCTTGCTTCAGCGTGGGGCGGGGCAGGTTCTGCGGCTGGAACAGGCGGCCGCCCCAGCGCCCGGTGCGCGACGCGCCGCAGTACTGCAGGGTGC